GCATCAATTGCACCCTGTAATGGAGTATTCTTTATTATGTCATTTCTTGTTATGAAAAGTGCTTCTGCCATAGTTATTTATTTTTTAGTATTTCGTAATCTCTTTCAAAGAAAGCTGATGATGCGTTAACAATAGTTGTTTCTTCTCCTACTCCTGTATTCTTTGGAACATTTGTAGGTCTATCTATATCAGTTGTTGTTTGGTCACCACTATCATCTGTTGTTGCTGGATTTTCCATTGCTTTATTTGTTTCATCTTCAACTTGTTCAACTGATTTACCTTGCTCTTCTGCTTGCTCTGATAAGATTACTAATGGAGTTAATTGGTCAAAGTATAATTGTAAATCATCATATCCACCTTTCGTTAGGGCTTCATCTAATGAATTAAGAATTAAGTTTTGGAATGGAGATATCGTCATTGTTTGTAAGATACTATATGCCGTTTTCATTTCTTCTGATTGAGACGAGAAACCATTTGCTTCTGTTCTGATACCGAATAGTAATGGAGATGTTACTCTGTGTGCTACTAAGATTCTATCCTGTGCGTAAGTTGCAACATAATTAAACTTTTCATGTAAGTTATCAATCTGAATAATATCAATAGTTGGTTTAGTTGTAGGGTCATCATTGAAAGATGTCATAAACCTACCTGCATTCTTTGTGCCTGTAAACTTAGCTTGAATTAAATCTTCAATAGTTTGTCTTTCTTCAGGCGCTGGAATACCATTATTAAAGTTTACCATTACTGCTGGAAAGAAACCATTCTCAATATTGTTTAGGTGTAGATTACTTAATTCTGCTTCTACATAACTAAATTGTAATGCTGATACCCAATCAGGTAGTGAATAGTAATATAAACCAGGTGAATAATTTTTAAGATATAGTATTTCACATTTTTCATTAGATGTTCCAAATGCAGGTAATTTCTTTTTATTCTTAATTGCTCTCTGGTCATTCCAATCTGTACAATAGTAAAAGTTTTCAATCTTAGGTTCGTTGTATAATTTCTCTGCTCTTAGATATTGGACTGGAACGTGAAAGAACTTAATTACTTTGGTATGTGTATCATCCCAATATACTTGATATGCTGCGTTACCATATAATTTTAAATCAAATGATACTCTCTTTGTTTCTTCCTGTGGAATTATCTTTTGTAAAGTTTCATTCAATACTTCATTCTTGCTGTATAATCCTTTTCCAAATATTAAATCTGCTATACCTTCTACACATGCTGCTGTGGTAGTAGATGTATTATGTGCTAGTGTTACTGATTGAAAGAAATCATCTTGTCCAAATACACCGAATGGGACCCATTGGTAACGAGTTTTAGTATCTTCAAATACACGCGGTAAATCCTGTGTACCTAAGTTTACAATTGAAAACGATTGTTGAAATTTTTTATTTGTCATATTAAGTTAATATTATGTATTCATTTGTAGATACATTAGAGTTGAAAGTATCTCCTATTGGTATTTGGTTTGTATAAACAGATTTAGATTCAAAATTAAAACTCTGAGAAGCAAATACTTGTAAACTACCATGCCAAACAGGTTCTAAGTAAACACTACTCGTTCCACTACCTGAAATATATGGAGTTAAAAACATTCTATATTGAGAACCTGTTGTTACATTATCTGCTGATGTTAATTGAAAAGACATAGATACTATTGATTCATATCTGTCATAACTCCATTGATTAGGATTTAATAAAAAAGAATTATCTTGTAATGTATACATATCTTGCAAATCAACTCTTAAATAAGTTGCAGCTGAATCAATTACATCAGTTCTAAATTCAAATCCATTATATCCAAAATTGTAATAAGTTAGCATTAGCTATTAGTTTTCTTATTTTTAACACCACTTTATGTCATAATAGTTAGACATTAGTATTGTTCTTTATTTCTAATTAGGAAGTTTTATTTAAAATATTAAGTAGATATCTAAGTATGTAAGTACTTCTCTTCCTAATCTGTACTTAAACATCTACATTAACATTTTTATTTATAATTTATTTATTTTTAGTGTTTAGTATTTATCTGCTTCCTTTCTTATTAGAAGTTAGGTGATTTTTTCCACATTTCCAAATATATTTCAGACATAATAATAGCTACCCCCTAATAGAGAGTAGCTATTTAATATTTTTACAATTCTGCTATACCTTACGCTGCACTTCCAGTTACAACTGTTGGTGAATTACCAACTGATGCGAATGGATTTGTTGAAGTTGAACCCGTAATGAATTGTGCCGGTAATGGCTCCATACCTGTTAAAGTAATAGAGTATCCGTACAAATCACCTAATCCAGCCCCAGTTTGGATCGAACCTCCGGTCAAATCTACACCCTTAGTTAAACCTGCAACTAAAGCTTCACCATTTGTTGTCCAAACGATAGCAACCGGTCTTCCGTATGCCATTAGCTTTAATTGAGTAGTCATTTCAGGAGTTAATTTCTTCAAATTCAAAGTTAATTCTTGTGAGAAGAAAGTTGTTCCGTTATCTCTTGATGAGTTTACAGTTTCAGTATACGCCGAATTGCCTTTTAATTGATAAAAATAGACAGTTGAGCCAGACGGGAAAGAGGTTACTTGTCCGTTAGTATCTATTGTAAATGTTGGGTTATAAGATGATGAAGGATAGTTCATAAAATAAACTCCTTGCAAACCACCTACCGACTCTTTACAAACTTCTTGTCTACCTGCTGATAAATTACAAGCCATAGTATTTAATTTTTTTTGTTTTGTGATAATTAGTTGGTGAGGATTTTAACCCCCACCTACCAATCAATTATTTTTTAGTAAGCTCCGTAGTAAACTACATCACCAGGAATACCTACAACGGTACCTCCAGTATAGCGCATTACAATCCTGTAATTCTGACTTCCGTCGATATTACTCATATCCAATACTTTTACTTCGTTGAAATCTGAAAGTAATCCAGTTCCAAAGTGTAAGTTAGATTTTTGAGCTGCTACAATTTTAGAATCACTCATACCAGGACAAAGAACGATTTCAATACCATTGAAGTTGAAAGGTTTTTCACCTACGTTCATTTGATTGTTCCATCCGTTTGCACCTGCACTACCACCAGCTAATGCTTGCTGATATGCTTTTGCTACGTTAGTAGATACATACAATAAAAGGTCTTCTTTACCATAAACTGTGTTAGGGATTGAAGTTACAACTGTATCTAACTTAGATAATACGTTTGCAGAAGTGATAGAACCAGAAATTGGAGCTGCTCCACCTGCTGCGATAACACCAGTTGCTGCTGCTACTGAAGCACTTAATGCTACTTCAAAACCGCCGAATTGACCGTTAGTTGCGGTAACACCTTGCCAAATAGAGATTTCAGTTGCCTGAGCTACGATACCACCTACATAAGAGATTAAGTAATCGTTGAATGAAGCAGGAATTGTATCAAATGCAGAGTAACCTAATTGTAAAGCTTCCCATGATTGAACGAATTGTTGCTTACATAATTCCAAGTTAACTTGTAATTCTTTTGGAGTTAAAACTGCTTCTGTTAATGCAACAGAGCCTGAAGTTGTAAAATCACAACTAGCATCATTTACGATGTTAGCTACAGCAATCTTTTGGATTACTTCTTTGTATTTTACGTTTGGATGAATCGTTACATATTTGTTATCAAGTGTTTTTGCTGATAACAAAGCTGCTGCGATATACGCTCCCGCGAACTCACCTGCATACGTTGTAGTAATGTTAGGTTGTACGAAATTTTGTACTTTTTTCATTTTGAAAATATTTTTTTGTTTTTAAATTATTTAAACCACAATTATGTGGATATTTCTTTTTATGGTGCTGCCGTCGTTGTTGTTGTTGGAGCCGCCGTTGTTGTTGTTGTTGGAGCCGCTGTTGTTGTCGTTGTTGGAGCCGCTGTTGTTGTCGTTGTTGTTGTAGTAGGGAAAATTTGATTAAACGGGTCTAATCCAATTATATTAGTTGCTGTTGATGATGCACTTACTGCTGCAACTGCTATTGGAATTAATCCACTAGCTGAAACAAATGTAAGTATTGAACCATCAAATGCTTTAACTACTAAGTCACCAACAGTTCCTACATAAACTGCCTGATATCCTAATTCACTATCTGTAAAATCTGAGCCAGATAATGCTGTAATTGGTTGTCCACCATTATATGTACTTGTTTGAAAATATCCTTTTAATGACGTACTCATAGTATTTTTTTATTTGTATAATTTGTTTAAGAAAGAGTTTTGTGCGTTATCTACTTTCTTACCATAATTATTTGTATTTGTTTGTGCTGATAATTTAGAAGTTGGTTCAATTGGAGCACCATCTAATTTAGGTAACTCTTCCTCTTCCTCTTCTTCCATCAATGTGTTTGGTTTCAATGAACTTACTTCCATTCCCTCAGCAGGATATGCTGATGTCATTTTAGTTTTCATTTCATCCATTGCTTTCTCTAATTCCTCTATTCTGTAAGATAAACGAATGATTGGGTCCTCAGTTGATTCACCTTCTTTAACAACGTTTGCTTCATTTTCAGAAGTTGTGTTAGGTAAAGATTTAGCTTCCTTAGTTTCTGCATCTGCTAATTCAATATCAGATTCGTCAACTTCTTCTGCTTCTTTATCAACAACTTCTTCATCCATACTCTTTTCTAATTCAACGTTTTCTCTTTCTGTGATAACGCCATCCTTAGTAAAGATTTTGATTAGTACTTCGTTTCCTTCTGAATCTTTTAATGAGATTTCATGTTCACCATCCGGTGCTTTGGATTTACTTCCATCTTCTGATACTACTTCTACTGTTTCACCAACATCAAATGTAGGAGATTGTAAAATAGTTCCATCTGCTAATTTAGCATCTACAAATAATGTTTCCTTTTCATCAATAGATAATAAGGTCATTATTCTATTTAATACGCTTTTTGAGTTCATATTCTTAGTTTTAATTGTTTAACACCACTTTTTTGTAGTGTTGTTATTTTAGTTTAATTTAATCGTTTTTGTATGTCTAATAGGTGATTATATTCTTCGTACAATTCTTTGTTTTTATGTTCTAAATAACGAATGTATCCTACGAGAATATCGTTTTCAACCTTTAAATCTGTGTTTTCTTCCTCTGCTAATTCTAGCATTACTTCATATATTGCTAAATCTTCGTTCATATTACGATGGGTTTATAATCATAAATGCTACTACATCTGTATCACCATTATGATTTGATGTTATAGTAAATGTTCCACTACCTTTTGAACTAACAACTACCGGTCCTGCATTTGGATGATTGTTAGTTTGTTTAGTTAACATTATAATAGAGTTTGCAGTTACATTTGAGTTTGATACTGTTACTGTACCTGGATTACCACCATCTAATGTTGCTATTCCTGTTTGTTTATTAGAGCCAGATGGTAAGTATAATTGATTATTATTATTATTTGGTGCTATATAAATACTACTACTTACTATTTGAGTATTAGTGAATGTATTACTACCTAAAGATGCAAATGTAGTTTGTCCGTTTAAGTTTAGTGAGCCTGTGATTACACAACTACCTGTTGCAACAATTGCTAAATTACTTGCTGCGTTAGTTCCATTTACTGTTAATGCTGGTGTTGCTGCACCACCTACTGATTGTGAAACATACATTCCTTTATCAACATATACTCGTCTATTAAATGAGGTATCTGCTTTGATATCCATTATCATTGCAGTTTCTAAGAAATCTAAACCTACTTTATTTGCACCACCGCCACTACCGGTAATTGTAGAGCCACTACTCATTGCGAAATAAGTAGAACCTCCACCAGGTAGGGATAATGTTCCGTTTGTTTGTAATCCCCATTGGAATTCAGAACCGGTATATGCATTTATCTGATTTGCAGTTAAGATAACGTTGAATGCGTATGGTTGTCCTTGATATTGATAAACTGATAAACCATCTTTACCATAGTTTGTATTGTATACACCTGCTACACTTCCGGTTGATTGTTGATTGTATACGAATGCAGTACTTCCGTTAGATGTTGCTAAGAATGTACTTGCAGTTACGTTACCACTACTATCAATTGTTATTGTATTAATTGTTCCACTAACAGCCATACTGCCACTAAATGTTGAACTACCGCTTACTAATAAACTACCCGATACATATACTACTGATGAACTATCAACTGATAATGCAGTTTTTCTATTTCCTGTTCCTGTACCACTACCTACTGCGAATATTGTTTTACCACTATCTGCTAATAAATTAGTTATATCATTGTATCTACCAAAGAATGCACCACCACCTGCTGTTGTTGATGTTCCTGATGCTGATACAATTAGATTTTGTCCTATTATTGCAGTAGAAATTAAATGCCCACCTGATGAGCCACTTAAATCAGAACTTATTGCATTTGTTGAACCTACAATTATATTATTACTAAATGTTCTTCTATTTGCTGTGTTACTACCACTTACTAATAGGGTATGACCAGTTCCAGCAAATGCATTTCCTTGAACAGTAATATTATTTACTGCTGTTGAAACTGATGATGAATAGTTATTTGTTACTGTCATTCCACCACCAATATTTCCTGAATATAATATTGATGAACTATTATGATTTAAACTAATAGCGGAAATACCTGCTACTATATTTTGTGCTATTGTTGAGTTAAGTGTTAACGTAGTTGTATTTGCAGTTGAGCCAAATCCATTACCCATAACAATATTACCACTAAACGCAATACTACCAGATTGGTGTGTTATAGTTGTACCACCTAATATTTGATTATTATTAAAAGTAGGATTTGCTAATGTTGAACTTGTAATAAAATTAAGAGTTACTGCCCCATTCAATTGGTTGTTGTTCATTGTTGGACTAACCAAAGATTGTGTATGTAATGTTGGAATTGTAGCAACAGTATTACCACTACCACCAATATATCCATAAGAAAAACTGCTTACTAATGTATTCGTTCTAACCCCTGTTGTAAGTATATTATTACTACCGGATATTATAATCGAACCCGTTGAAGTAGATGATGCTATTAATGGAGTTCCAACCAATACTAAGTTTGATTGTGATATAGCAGATGATGCAGTTATGTTTAATTGTACTGCTCCACTTACAAATCCTGCAGAAAATAATTTAATTACACTACTTGTAATATTACTTACAATTGCACCTTCAATAGTTTGATTTCCTGTGAATGTGTTTGAACCCGTTGTTGCAAAACTACCCGTATCAATACTTCCACCACCGCCTGGTATTGTTACTGATGCTGTTCCTGCACTAAATGTTGCAGTTACTCCAGCACCTAAGAAATTAAATGATGTTGCATCTCCTAATATACTTCCTTCCTCTTGTACTGATACATTACCACCACTACCTGTTATTGCTAATATTCTACTATCGAAAGAAGAACTATCATTTTTATATTCAGAGCCAGAGAATGTTTGTAATAATCCTACTGATGTTGATACTGCATTTAAAGATGAAGTAGTTGCAAATGTAGTATTCTTAAAATCCTGAGATGATGTGTATGTGTTAAATGATGCAGTTGTTACAAATCCACTGCCAGATAATTCTAATAAATCTAATCTACTATCTACTGATGTAGAGAATGTATTAAATGATGAAGTATCTAACTTACCACTAATTAAAGAACTCTGTGTTGCATCTGTTGAGAATATACTTGCACTTAAACTATTTACACTACTTGTTGTTGCAAATGTTGTATTTAAGAAATCTTGTGATGCTGTATATGCGTTGAATGATGCAGTTGTAACTAAACTTCCTGTATCTACACTACTACCTGTCACTGCTTCTATTCTAGCACTAAACGATGCAGAATCTGCTTTGTATTGAGACCCACTAAACGTTTGTAATAAACCAACTGATGTACTAATACTTGCTGTGAATGTATTTGTACTTTGTGTGTATGCGTTAAATGATGCGGTTGTAGTTAAACTTGCACTTACACCATTAACATATGCTACCGTTGCAAAATTAGTTACCAAAGAAGAACTGAAATTCTCTAAGTTATCTAATCTACTATCTACACTCGCACTATCAGTTGTATACACATCCTGATTTACAGTATTAGCAATTGCTGAAGTGTTGTAATCTCTTAGTATTGCCGGAGTGATTGCTCCTGCATTATTATTAGGAAACGAATTATTATTTAATGCTTCTAGTTGTTGTTTAGTTAATCCCATATTATTGTGTTATGTTATTTTTATTAATATACTACTGTTCCAATATCAAATCCATCAGAGAATCCACTACTGAAACCACCTCTTGTTGCGAATTGTGCTGGTGCTTGTATGTTACCAATACCTTGCTCCATTAGGGCACCATTACAACAATCTCTACCATAACGATTTTCATTTAAACAAAGACAACCTCTACGATTATTCTTTGGTGATGATAAACCACGTGTAGGTCCAATATAGATACCACTAGCGTTCTCACGATTTACGGAGTATCTTAGATTACCATTGCGAGAATTAGACCATATACCCATTGAACTGAATTTATATCTTTAACACCACCAAATATAAATGTTATTGAGTTATTTAATTCCTTTCAATGCTTCTCTATGCATTACAGTTTCTAAAAATGATTTGTCTGCTTTATAAGCTAAAAATAGTAAACACTTTTCTAACGGCTCTTTGATAATGGAATCGATTGCCCTAATGTCTCCATTTGCGAGTTCAACAATTGTTGTATAACTTTTCCACTTATTCCCGAAATTAACTTGGTGTTGGGTAGGAGTTCCACCACCGTCTGCATCGTAGAGTTCAGGGTAGAGCTCAGTAAGTGAAGATACATACGAACAAAAAAAAACAAAGAACCAAAGTGGATATCCATTGTTACATCTAAAAATTTACTTTCATCTATCTTACCATCGTAGGGCTGAATAGAATATGTATCACCTAATTTCTTTTCAATAGGACGATATAGTATACTCATTATCTTTGCCCAATTCTTATCAATAGTAAATGTATCATACTTAGTAATATCAATGAACGTACCATATGCCATCTGTGATAAGTTAGGCTCTATACCATACTCAATACCATTTATGTTTATAATTCTTTGTAATGGCATATCTGTTTTACCAATAAACTTATTTAATTCATTTATCAATGATTCATATGTTCCCTTTGGTAATGATTTTAATTCTACTAATCCAATACCACATAAATGATATAACATAAATGCAGTTTGTGCTTCTTCATCATCTTTGTAATTCTCTAAATCAGATTGTAGTGCTAGATATTGCTTTAATGTGATATCGTTCCAATTATCAGGAACTGTTATCTTAATCGTTTGTTTCATATGTTATGCCTCGTATGTGTTGTTTGTAAATGCTTGT